ATAAGAGGCTACTGTAAATCCTGTTTTAACGAACAAAAAAAGTTATACAGGGAAAGTATCAGAAACAAAAAGATAATTCAACCAGTGGAATATATGAAAGAACCAGAGGTAATTGAACCAGTATATGATACTACTCTTTTCAAATTTTGTCCTGATTGTAATGAATGGAAATTAATTGAAAATAATTTTTATAGACACTCAAAGAGATTTCCCAACGCAAGGTGCAAGGAATGTGAAAGAAAGAAAGACAAAGATGAATATTGGGAAAAATTGGAAGCAAAGGGTGGCCACGATATGTGTCCAGTAAAACCTGGTCATTATTCAGATGTATGGCAGCAAGAACAAACAGAAGGTTTTTTAACAGTATTAGGTTGGAAAAAGACAGAAGAAGGAGTATGGTGGAAAGAAGGATTTAAAACAGCAGAAGGTGTATGGTTAAAAAGGAATGGTAAATTAAGAAGACATAATTTTCAAAATGCAAACAAACAATCAGAAAGGTAATAACAAATTACCAAAATCAATTAAGATAGGACACTTAGAAATACCAGAAGATTATTTCAAATTACATTCAGTTGATAAGGAAACAATATGTATTATAATAATGGAACAGATTTTAAATATAATAGAAAAACAAATTCCATCACATATTAACAAAATTGAATTTTTGGATAAGGTATTGGAATCATCCATCATAACGAATGTTCAAGAGGAACATTACGAGGTCGCACAGGTCCTGACCGATATTAAAGAAATGATTAATGATTAAAGAAGTTGAGGAATATATAATAAAGAACTATTCTGAATTAAGAACATTCTGTAAACGTTTAACAAAACATAATGATTGGTCGGAAGATTTATTACACGAGGTACTCATCCAACTTTACGAGAAGAAAGAAATTAACATAATAATACTTGACAACAAGTCAATTAAGAATTATATTTTCAGGTGTATAATAACCAATTGGTTTAGTGAGACCAGTCCTTTTTATAGAAAGGTAAGAAGGGAAAGTTCCTAATACAATGAATTATCAACCCTTCCAACATTAGCACCACAGTTTTATACAGACAATGAGATGGAGGAACTACATAAGATAATGTCAATTGTTGAAATGGAGTTTGCTGATCTTAATTGGTTTTCAAAACTAATCTTTGAAAAGTATATGGTTCTTGGTAGTTTAAAGAAGGTAGCGATAGATACAACCATACCACTTACATCTATAGCAAGATATGTTAGGGAAACCAAAGCGACGGTAAAATATAATACAATAACAAGATTTAATAAAGAAGATTAATATGGGATGTAATTGTGGAAAGAAGAAACCTGTGGTAACACCTCAACCAACAGCAACAATAAGTGGACAAACTCAGAACTAAAACACAGACAAACTCGGAAGTATGGATAAAGAATTAGAACGATTAGAAAAATTAAAGAAGAACTCAATTGAAAATCCTGGTAAAAAGAAAAGGGGTTGTACAGATTGTAAGAAGAAGAAAGAGATAGTGGCACCATTACCACCATTAGACTATGAAGATATATGGGTTCCAACAAAGGAAGATATAATATTAGCATTTGAAGAACTAACTTCATTTGGTGGTGTAAAGGAAGATATGAAAGTATTTATCAATAAGGTATATAATTATATATTCAATGAGAATTTTGATTGGGGATGTAGGGACTGTGTAAATAAACAAGCAAGGAAGTTTAATAACTACGTAAATAAATTATGAGTAAAGAAAAGGAAGGTCGTAAGACCAATGTGGCACAATACGAAGAACGTATGGTGGAAGTGTTTGAAATGATTCTATATAAGAAATTATCTTATACAGAGTTTCGTTCACAAGCAGCTGAGATGTTTGGTATAACTCAACGTCAAGCTGAATCCCTATACAAAGACGCAAGGGACCGTTTAAAGGAACGATTTGAACAACAACGAGAAGAAATACTATCTGAACAATTGGGTCGTTTATATGACCTGTTATACAGATGTAGGGAAGCGGGAAACAGAAGGGTTGAAGCTGAGGTGTTAAGAGATTTAAGTAAGATATATGGATTGGACCAACCAGTTAAGGTGGACATCACAACAGGCGGGGAACCAATTAAGATTAACATTAACTTTGATTAACCCTTTTTTTTATTTATATTCTAAGTAAAAAACTTCGTAAATGAGTAGACCTATTGGTATTAAACAAGGTGATAAGTTCAATTATCTAACTTTCTTGGAAGAGTCGGATATTAAGTTTGATAAGAATTGGAAGAAGATTAGATACGCAATGTTTGAATGTGAATGTGGAAAGACCAAAGAAATAATCATCAGTAATGTGATGAGTAACCATACAAAAAGTTGTGGTTGTTTATATAAAAAAAGATGGAAAAAAAAATAGATATATGAAATTAATTAATATAATAACACCTTGTTCAAGATTAAAAAATCTAAAAAAGATTTATGAGTCCATCAATATTCCAAAAGAGAATTATAGATGGATAGTTGTATTTGATAAGGATGTATTACCAACAGATTTACCACCAACAGTTGAACCACATCTTCATCGTAATCCTGACAGTAAAGTAGGAAACGCACAACGTAACTATGGAATCGATTTGGTGACCACTGGTTGGATTATCTTTATCGATGATGATACAATACTTCATCAGGATTTATGGTCCGAAATAAAGGATTTAAATAACGATTTTATCCACTTCGGTCAGGAGTTAAAAGGAATCCCAAGATTATCTGGTCAAAGAATAATGGTTGAAAGAATTGATACAGGACAATTTGTATTTAAAAAAGATATTGTTAAGGACCATAAATTTCCATTAAAGGTATATCAAGGGGATGGAATCTTTGCAATGTTAGTATCAAATGAAACCAAAGACATAAAGTATATACCAAAGATATTATCAAAATACAATCAATTACAATATGGGAATAGCTAGAAGACAAAAGAGAGAGAAGGAAAGATTTATAGCCAAGATACATAATCAGTTCCAAGAAAAGATTAAAGGGATGACAGAGGAACAGATTAAAGTTTATGTTGATAAACAGGTTAAGAAATATTCTTTAACTCCAACAGAAGATGGAAATTAATGTTAACCTAACCAAGAAACAGAGTAGAACATTCAAGATTTTAAATGACAAGATTCATACAGAAGTTTTATATGGTGGTGCGAAGGGAAGTGGAAAATCCTACTTGGGTTGTGTTTGGGTTGTATATATGTGTCTTACTTATCCTGGCATACGCGCACTCATAGGTCGTACAGTCATAACTCAATTAAGAGTTACAACAATTAAAACATTATTAGAATATCTTAATAGTTGTGGAATCAAACCTGAGACACATTACAACTACAATCAACAATCAAATGAACTAAAGTTTTGGAATGGTTCAGAGATTATCTTCAGGGATTTACAATTCAATCCATCAGATCCCAACTACGATTCATTAGGAGGATTAGAACTTACCATAGCTTTCATAGATGAGGTATCTCAGGTATCAAGACAAGCGTATGATGTTGTACGTTCACTACTTCGTTATAAGATTAATGAATTTAAATTAAAACCAACTCTGTTTATGAGTTGTAACCCATCACAATCTTGGTTGAAACAGGAGTTTTATATACCAATGATGAACGGAACAATAGAACCCAACAAGATATTCATCCAAGCATTACCAACAGATAACCCAAACTTACCAGAGTCTTACCTTAATATTCTTAAATCACTACCATTAAAACAAAAGAAACGTTTATATGATGGTGATTGGAACTATGAAAGTACAGAAGATAGTCTATATGACTTTGATTTAATATCCAATTCACTATATAAGTTCACACCAAATCCACAGGATAAGAAGTATATGTCAGTTGACGTAGCAAGGTTTGGTTCAGACAGGTCCGTAATCTGTATTTGGGTGGGACTGGTTGTCACAGAAATACTTATCTATACCAAACTATCAACCACAGAATTATCGTCCGAAATAAAGGAACTAATTGCTAAGTACGGAATCCATCCAAATAATATAATTGTAGATAGTGATGGCGTTGGTGGTGGAGTTGCTGACCAAATTAAAGGAACAAACTTTGTGAACAATAGTAAAGCGTTACACGAACAGAACTTTAGTAATCTTAAATCACAATGTTATATCAAACTTGCTGATATGTTTAAGGAAGGTAGAATTAGTATTAATCTTTTAGACCCAACTGTAATAGATGACTTGACTCAAGAATTATTAAGTGTTAGATTAAAGGATGTTGACAGAGATAATAAAGTTGCGGTACATTCCAAAGATGAGATGAAAAAGATATTGGGTAAATCACCCGATTTATCTGATGCGTTAATGATGAGGATGTATTACGAAATAAAGAATTTAAAATCGACTGGCCGATATGCCATTGCCTTTGTATGATAAGTTTTAAAATAGAAGAGAAGGAATATAAAATTCCTGATTACATTTCAATTGAAAATTACATTAAGTTATTTAAGTTGAAGGATATGTTTAGTGATGATTACTATGCAGCAAAACTAATCAATATATTTACAGACGCACCAATAGAACAATTATTGGAATGTGATTATAATGAGATTAATTATTTAGCTTCATATATATTATCCCTATTCCCATCAGATAATAAACAACCATTAACAGAACGATTTGAAATTGATGGAGTGAAGTATGGTTTCTTTCCAAATTGGAAGGACCTGACCTTTGCTGAGTTTGTGGATATGGATACAATATCAACCAAGAAAGAATCAGAGTTATTAGATTTGATTCACATATTGATGGCGGTAATGTATAGACCAATTGTAGAGGAGGAGACAGAACATAAGTTTAAGATTGAAAAGTACGATGTTAAAACCTTGGAACAACGAGGTGAGATATTCAAAAAGAAACTTAATATTAATATCGTCCTTGGGGCACAGTTTTTTTTTATCAACTACGCAAACAAATATTTAAGTTATTCCCAGCTATCTTCAATCCCGAAGATCTCGATGATGAACAAGTTAAAGCTAATATGGAAGATGAGGAAGCTAATGTGGGCAATAGTTTTCAAAAAGTCTACGGTTGGTTCCTTGTCACCAACAGACTTACTGACAATGATATTACAAAACACGAAGCGGTCTATCAAAAAAACATAACAGAAGTTCTTAATCAGTTATCATTCTTAATTGAATATGATAGGGAACAGACGAGACTACAGAATAAAGCTATGAGAAGATCATAATTTCAGGATACGTTTTCCTACATTTTATATTTAATATTAGATGAACAACATTACTTATAACCAAATATTAACATATTTTAGTAGTATAGCCTACCACCACGAACAGATTATGTCGTTTGGTGTGGGTGATTTTACTCAAATAACCAATGATGTTGAAACAAAACAGGAACCATTGTACACCAGAATGTACGTAATTCCATCAAATGTTGAGTTTAATCAGAATCACATACACTATAATTTCTCAGTTGTTATAATGGATAAGGTATTACCTGACCTATCTAACCTACAAGAAGTAATGTCAGACACCTTAGAAATAGTTCAAGACGTTTGGACTATCTTTTATCGTTCATATACAGAACAACAAGGATGGTTTAGTAACGTAATTATGGGTGATTGGGAACCAGATTGTCATCCATTTACAGAAAGATTTGAAACAATCTTGGGTGGTTGGACATTACACATCAGAATGAGTGCACCATTTGATTATAACTCTTGTGTTATACCAATGAATAATGGTTATGTATTTCCTCAAGACGAATCCTTTTCAAGTTACTTACAGATAATAGAAGATTTTAAAAATTTTTCTGACAATCACAAACAGATTAGAAGTTTTGGATATGGTGATGAACACTTAATAACAAATGATATTGAAACAAAGGTTGAACCATTATATCCTCGTATATATTTTGTTCCTGAAAGAACAAGATTAAATCCAAACCATATGCACATAACTTGGAAGGTTATTGTTGTGGATAAATTAAATGATGACTTATCAAATCAGGTTGAGGTATTATCTGATACATTAGAAATAGCTAAAGACTTTTATGCTAAAGCCTATTTATCTGATTACGAAGTGGATTGGAATGCGATGGTTGAACCTATGTTAGAAAACACAGAAACGATATTAGCAGGATGGACATTAACAGTTAGTATTACACAGAAGTTTGATTACAACAGATGTGTGTTACCTGTTACAAGTTTCTTTGTAGGTTTAACTTGGGAACAGTTGGTTCAGATGTGGAAGGATGTTAATAAAAAATGGAAAAACGTTTAAAACAAAAAAAATATGGGTCAATTAAATAATCAATATGTAAGTAGTTCATTTCAAGGTCTTTTAAAAATGACCGATAGCACCACAGGTGTAACTAATACCTTACAGACAGTTCAAACAGGAGATGGTATAGATACTCCATTACAAATCTCACAAACTGAGGTAAACATCTCAGGTTCATTAACCGTTAATGGTGCACCTATTTCAATTGCTACAGGTTCGTTTGCAACAACAGGTAGTAATACATTTGTTGGTAATCAATTTATTACTGGAAGTGATGGTGATATAATATTAAGAGGTTCAACATCAGGAACAACAGATAATTCATTATTAACTGTTCACGCTAATAATGACGGTCCTTGGATTGGAAGATACTTCAATGATACATTTTCAACAGGTAGTTCTGTATTAAGTTTTTGGGGTGACAACGATGGTACATTCCATTTTCATAATGAAAGTACCGCATCAATAAAATTTGGTGTAAATAACTATGGTGACAATTTAATTCTTAATAATACAAATACATTATCAAATAGGGATTTAATTGTATCAGGTTCTTTATATCAAACAGGAACATTTTATTCAGACCAAATTGATGTAAGTCAAGGAGGTATAGTTCAAAATACAGGTTCATATGTAGCAACATTCCTAAATAGTGGAGTAATGACTTATGCGACATATCCTGAAATAGTTCAGGCGTTAGGTCAATATGCGTCATCAGGAACTTCAGGAACAAGTGGTACATCAGGTTCTAATGGTAGTTCAGGAACATCAGGAAATAGTGGAACGTCAGGTTCTAATGGTAGTAGTGGTACTTCAGGAATAAATGGTTCAAGTGGAACGTCAGGAACGTCAGGAAGTAATGGAAGTTCTGGTACATCAGGTTCTAATGGTAGTTCAGGAACAAGTGGTTCATCAGGACAAGCAGGTTCAAGTGGAACTAGTGGTAGTAACGGTAGTAGTGGAACTAGTGGTAATGGTACATCAGGAACAAGTGGTTCTTCAGGTATATCTAACTCATTCTTCAATTATCAATCAAGAACAAATACACAAACAGGTGATCCTGGTAATGGTAATATCATTTGGGATAATGTAACACAAACAGGTTCAACATCAATTAGTGTAAGTGATAGGGATGGTAATAATAATAATGTTGATATATTTTTAGGAAACTTAGGTTCAGGTTCTGTTATTACAATACAAGATAAAACAACTCAAGGTAATGTACAAGTATGGAGGTTAGGAACCGCTGTAGATAATACAACATATTGGACTTATCCTGTTACATTAGTTTCAGCAACACATACATTTGGTAATACTAATCAAGTATTATTTATTATAACAAGTACACCATCAGGAACATCAGGTACGTCAGGTACTAGTGGTGTTAATGGTACAAATGGAAGTAGTGGAACAAGTGGTTCTTCAGGTTCAACAGGTACGTCAGGTACTAGTGGAAGTTCAGGGTCTAATGGTTCTTCAGGAACGAGTGGTACAAGCGGTCAAGCAGGTTCATCAGGAACGAGTGGTGGAACAGGTAGTAGTGGAACTTCAGGTTCAAGTGGAACAAGTGGTGCTAGTCCTTTTGCTTTAACAGGTTCAATATATAACGCAACAACAGATTTAGGTGTAACTGGTTCAGTTTATGTTGATGGTAATTTATATAACTTATCATTAAACACAACAGTTCAACCATCTTTATATTTAACAAGTTCACAAGCGGGACAAGTTAATATTATTAAAGGTTGGAATGATAGTCCTGGTTCATCAGGTGCAACCGCAACACAAGCTAACTATACAGGTTCAATTGTAATAACAGGTAGTAACAATACCATATCATTACCACAAATTAAAGCAACAGGAATTGGTTTAGGTTCTGATTTAGTAGGTTTCATTTCAGGTTCAGATAATACAATTGCAGGTAATTTAGCTGGTATTTATTTAAATACAGGTTCACAAATATTTCCAAAAACAAATAATAATTATGTTGGTAATGGTACATATATCGCTATGAACTTTACTACATCATCTTTAACAGGTGGTACTCCATCAATTGGTAATAATATAGTTTATGGTGGTAATATAACTATTAATAGTAACAGTGGTTCATTAACAACTTTTGCTAGTAACTTAATAATTGGTGGTGGTCTAACTACAACTCAAAACTTTGTAACAAACAATAAACCTTCAATTACAAATAATATTGTAGGTAATACTCTTACTATAAATCATATTAGTAGTTCAGTCAATTTTAGTAATACATATAATAACTCTCCAACAACAATTACTAATCATTTAACTTCATCAGCTTTAGTTGCTGGTAATACTTTAACTGTTAGTAATAATACATTTTTAGGAGGTTCAGGTACAGGACATAATATATATATTTCAGGTTCACAATCTACAAACGCAGCAAGAGTTATAGCTAACAATTTACTTGGTGGAACTGCAGTAATTGTCTCATCTTCATTTGTATCATCTTCAAACGCAAACTTATTTTCAACCATTGTATATGGTAATAATTTATCTGTATCAGGTTCACATACAACAGGAACAAATGGTGGTTCGGCTTTCTTTGGTAGATTTAATGCAACAGGTTCTAACTTAGAGGATACACAACAAATGGTATTTTCTGTAGGTGCAGGAACAAGTGCTGCAGCAAGAAAAACAGCTTTCTTTATTGACTCAGGTTCAAACACATATGTTAGTGGTGTATTATCATTCAGAAACTTAACACAAAACTATAAAATATATACAAGTGGTTCAGGTGCTGCTGAGAATTTTTATATTGGTTCACAACAAGATTTAATTGCAGATCTTGGTACAGGTAACTATTTCAGAGTTAGACCTACCTCTGGTAGTGGTGGTACTGACTTGACAGGTTCATTATCAGTATCTGGTTCATTAACAACATTACGTTCAACAAACGTAAACGTAACAGGTTCTGTTAATATATCAACAGTAATGACATTAGCACCACAAAATCCATTACCAACAGGAACAACAGGTTCATTAGCGGTAAGTGGTTCATTAATATATTTCAATAACGGAACAAGTTGGGTTCAAATAGTAACACTTTAAAATAATATGGACTTAAACGCAATAGAACCTATCATAGAACAGATTGTTAAAGACAGTCTTGAAAAGAAAGTTTACCAATATGGAAAGAACGGAAGCTTGACAAATAGAGTTGCTTCAGGTAAATTGAAAAATAGTATCAAGGCTAAAACTACATCTGATAAAAATGGTATAACTATTATTGAAATAACAGCGTTTGGACAATCATTAAATAACACATATGCGTATTGGTTAATCAATGATAGGAAACCTGGTAAGTGGGCAAACATAGGGGCTATTGAAGAATGGATTAAGAATAAGAAAAGTTTTAGAATGAGAAATTTTAAAACAGGAAAATATATCGCTAAGAACGATAAAACAATAAAACAAGCAGCATATGTAATTGCAAGGTCAATAGGGAAATTTGGTTTTAAAAACAAACCACAAAACTTTATTGAAGTATCAATTGATATGATAATGAAAAACGAAAAAATAATTCAGATACTTGAAGGTCAAGCATTTGAAGATTTGTTAAACGCAATTGAGGGAATATGAGTTATACATTTGGATACCAATCGCTATATAGTAATAACTTAAATAGCAACACACAATTAAGGAGAAGTACGGATATGGTCTACCAAAGAGGTGGAACATACGAAGTAGTATTGACAGGGGACACCTATGTTCAGAGTATGAGATTAGATGTAGATTTATTTTCAAGCGATGAGAAGGTTGGACGTATGTCAGTAATCCCTTACAACATATCTGAGAGTGGTTCAACATTTACTTACAGATTTAACATAAGACCATACGATTACTTATCCAACTATGTGAAAGCACAACACTATACATACTATTGGTTAAACGATTGGTATAGTACAACAGAACAAATCAATTGGAACAACCCATATCCAAATAGTATTAATGTAAATTTTAATTATGGATATAGATATGTAAGTGGTAATACAACTGTAACAGAATATACCAACGAACCAGGTAATCCGTATTTCCATTTTACAAACTTAGTAGCTTGTCAAAACGATACTTCATTTGTTCCATCAGGATTTACAAATACAGGTAATCATTTTAATTATGTTGGTGGTCAATTTCAAACGGATGACCATTTTATTTTACCAAACTTTGACCAAGAGATTGGAACAGTAGTAGGTACGGGAATGACAATCAATACGGTAGATATATATAGACGATTATCACCAGTAGCACAGTTCTTAATGGATTATCCAACACTACCCGAACAATCACAAACAAGTAGATTTTTAACTGAAGCACCAAGGATTCAATATATACAATCCGAAGATAATTACGTATTATATTACTTAAATGGACAGACAGGAGATAGACAAGTGATAGAAGCAGACTTTGCATTATTTGAATTTTATGATGAGAACAACGAAATTGTTCTACACTATGAACAAGAGTTAAATTTTTCAGGTACAACGTTTCAATCACCGACAGGATATACAGATAATTTACAAATATTCAGTCTTCCTTGTGGTCCCGCTGACATATCAAACATATTTTCAACGATTGATTGGGATACAATAGCATATTATAGAGTACAATTATGTTATTCTTTCCCAACAAATTCAGGAAATAGGTTACAAAATGTTGGTGATGAACCAGTTAA